GGAACTGTTTGAGAGCATCGAAATTCCGGACTATAATGTTTGAATCGTGAACGAAAGCAGCCCTGAATGATTCCCACATATAGAAGAATTCACGAACAAGCGCGCCGACGGATACACCCGATAGGTTAGCTACGTTCGTATTCTTTACCGATGTCTCGTAGTGTTTCTTGAACAGAGCTAAGCCGGTCTCGAAGATAGTTATTTCCTGGAGCTGATCGAGCGTTGGGAACAATGACGAAGGATCGGATAAGTATGCAAACTTATACGAGTTTGACCCTAGGCTTTGAACTAAGCCGACGTCTTTGATCCACTTCGAAAATAACAGACCGAAAGCTGTGAGAGTTTGTGGAGAGGTAGCGGGGGCCGCCTCTCCGATCGCATCCATAACGTCTTGAAAATTCACACCCTGCTCGTGTTTACCAAACAACCGGATATGAGAACTTCCGAAGACACTAGCCAGCGCTTGACCTAACTGAGCGGGGGTTATGGGTTGATTTCGGTGAACCGCCCCTGAGTTAGCTAGGCATTCAAACAACACACGCGTGTTTATATCATCCGATGCCATTACTCGGGTTTTAACCTTAATCAGGTCGCGGTATCTTATAACGGATGAAAAGAAGGTTTTTCCGTATTTGATGAAAAGTTTTTGCATAGTTAGTTCCCTTTTTGTTTATTGTTAGTTGGTTCAGTTGAAGTTGAGAGTTTGCTCGTGAACGCATCAACGAGCGGCGTGGCTGCGTTTTGATAGACGAAGTTGCAAGCGGGCTCATCTGGCATGATTGCGACTGATGGGACCACATTCTTGGTAGGATCTCCCTCGTCTAATATTGCGAGTATCTTTTTCACGCGGACGGATTTGGATTCACCCTTTATAGCCTTCTTAGCTTGGCTCCACGCTGTGTCGAAGATCCTGTCGCTTGCGCTTGTGAGATCCACTCCCGACGATTGAATTTCTAAACCTGAAAAATCGCCTTTAGCCGAGCGACCCTTGAGCCCCTTCAAAATGTTAAAGGTGGATATGTAATCGGGGTCATCAATCATTGATTGAGGAGACGGATCCGGATTGGGTGTTTTGTCGATCTCGTCCCTTTCACCTGCATCATCTTCAGCTCTAGCTAGAGCAGCCAGCCTCGCCAAAGCCGTCCCGGTGCCTGGCTGGAGCGCTTCCCCTTTATCTCCGTCTGAGGTGGAACTATCAGAGGGTCCCTTAGGTATCTTGGATTCGGGCTCAGACTGACTCTTTTGTCCAAGCTTGAACGTCTTTATACCTTTGGTCGTCTCTTCTTTTTGTTTAAACTTCAATTTCTGTGACATGTTAACCTCCAAATGGCTTGTCGCCTCGTGATCCTGGGAACCAGTTCAATACTTCCCTTTCCCAGTATAGTTCTTCGTCAACGGATCTCGTTGAATGTGCAAGTGAGAGAGAGAAAGCGACCCTCTTCGTGACGAGAAGGGATGGAGAGAGCACCTCATCCACTTGGGTCCACTTTCCTTTGTCATATATAGGGACTCGGGATAGTCCAGCTATGGTGAGATCGTTGGCTCCGACGCTACCTGTAATTCTCCAGACTGCGGAAAGCGATGAAGTTATCGCCTTTACGACGTCTTCTAACCTTACAAATAGTGGATTGAGTACTGCTATAACCATAACGTTCGCGTCGAGGCATAACGTGGTAAGCTCGCTCAACGCCTGGTATGAGGCGGTGTTCACTGCTCCGCTCGCAGTAGCTCCGGTCACGTTGAGGACAGGATCGGACCAAAAGTTTTTAAGCGAGTCTACAACAATTACTCTTAAATCAGACGGCGTAGATGTCGCTTTCTGATTAATGAGTTCGAGCAACGCTTCCATCGAGTAGGAGACCGAAGATTCAGGCTCCCCCATAGACAGATAGGTCACGTCAACCTCGGGAGAGCCCTCATGGTCAGATGAAAGTGCATCGAAGATTGCTTTTGCAACAGTGGTCTTGCCGGCTCCACCTTCAGCGACTATCCCAGTGAACCCGGGAACTAGATGCTGAACGAGGCTAGATTCGATGGAAGATACCTTGTCTATCATATCCATAAGAGAGTACGCGCCCCCGAAACATGGATCAGTGTCGGACGATACATCCGAACTCAACTTATCCTTGAATCTTGGATGAGCCCGCACGCTGCCACGGACGAACCAGCTCGTGAATGGTTGCTCCAAATAGTCATCTCCGGACTCTACTTTACCCTCAATTTCAGGCACCCCAGGTTTCTTCCCTGGTACCTGATCTTCCTTCTTTCCACTTTTTGATCGTGGTGCAGCTTTTGATTTATTCATCTTGCTTCCTTTACGTTATTTGGTTAATTTGTGTGTTTGTGGGTTCACACTGCCCATAATTACAAGCAAATTCACTTGTACAGCTTCAACGTTGCTTCTACCTCCTCCGGTGGAATGTTTATGAATAGCGACTCCAACACATCATAACTTACGTCCTCAGGCCTTATCCTGTAGTGTAGGTAGTCAGGATTGGCAAGCACAAGCTGGTCGTATACATTTGAGAGAGAATGAGTCTTCTCAATCTCTATCTGTTGCTCAACGGCGTGTTTTGCTATAATCGCAGGAAAGTCAACGCCATACTCCTTCCCAAGGATGAACAGCGCCTCATCGTACACGACCCTAAACTGTGGGTTTTTCTCATAGTGGTTAAGACGATCCATGAGACCAAAAGCCCACGTTTTGGAACGCTTTGGGTTCGATATTCCTACTTCCGGGACCAATGGGTTGACAACACCATTAGTTAGACCCGGCATTCCATCAAAGGTGGAGTCTCGGTCTATGAGCTCGTAGGACAGAAAAGATGGTGTAGCATCCCACTTTACATCGAACGTCTTATCCGAGAGCATCGCCTCCTCGAATGCCTTCGCGGTGCTTTCATCCTTGAAGGAGAAGAAGGAATCGTCCCCCATGTTCATATATCTCAGAATCCTATCGTTTCCACCCCTTACCAAAAAGGAATCGATAGTCTCGTGATCCAGCTCGCTAATCAGCCCCGCCGCGAACGCTACTCCCAGAAAGTAGCTCGTCATCACTGCCTTTCCTACGTCAGATACCGAAAATATACCTGATGGTAAACCACAGTCACGCTGCGAAGCGCCCTGAGCAGGATCAAAAGGATTCCCTTCCCACGAGCTGTGCTTGACCCCGATAACATCGCTTGTTTTCACGAAAGGAGGGGTCACTACCAAATTCATCGCATTCTCGATGATTGGGTCCAACCCCTGATTCTTAACAAGGTACTTATGGTAAGTGCGTATCATGAAGTTGCTCATCGTTTGATCAAAAGTAGAGACATCGGATGATCGATTTACGGATCCCCTAGCTAGTTGTGAAAATGATTTTGGAACATCCACGTGGTGGAAGGTTGCTCCGTATCTCTCGAAATAGCTTGCTCTGGCCTTTTGGGCTACTGCCTGAAACACATAATTGCATGTTCCGGATATACCCCAAACGGTGCGCTCACGCATTGCATGGACGAGTTTCGTAAATGGAAGACGCTTGTCTGCAATCACTTCCCTCCCTAAGTAATCATGTACGCGACGCGGCTTGCTCACGCTTTTAACTAACCTCTCGCCCTCGAACTCCGTCTTACAGGAATCGGGCTGGGCCCTCCGTCCGATGGAGGATGCGAACCAGATCGGGATTTTATTAGGCCCGCCGTTCGCCAACTCTTTGAAGTTTCCATCCCTCAGATTCCGCTTGATCCACTCATGGTTAGTCTTCCAGTTCAGAAAGCACGAAGTTTTGAACTCCATGTTCTTTGTCATGAAGGGAAGTCCCGAGTGGGATAACCTCGATATCTGTAGTGATAAGCCATCCTTCGGCTTCTGAGTCATCAGGTCACATACTATTGGCAATGCTCTTTTAAAGTGATCAGAGGTTGGGTTTGCCGATCTATCAAAGGGAAATGGAGTGCCCAACGGGTTCATAGGATACCCTGTTAGATTGAGAAGTCGATCAAAATCACTAGGGATCTTATTCCATCCGGTGCCCTCATTGAGGAGATACCTCTTGTGTAACGCCTCGTAGATCGCCACCAAAGTGGTGGCGTATCTCGCATCGTTTAGCACTCCAGGTAGTATGAACTCTCTTGTGGCCCGCGGAGACTTTCCGAAGTATGGTGCGGTCAAGACAAGTTTGTCTACCTCACCTCGTGAAACCGCCATTGCTGCACCTCCTAGTCGT